CCCCGCTCACTCCGGTGGATCAGACTAAAATTCTGGTCCTGGAGTGGGTTGATGATTTGATCATCTCCCACAAGGCCCTAAGGCCCACGATCCCCCTTAACAGGGAGATCTCCAACCAAGTCTGATGCTGACATGCTTGGCGCGTCCAGTACGCTCCAAGTGCTCTTCATCGGCGCTTGGCAAGTCAAGTGGTGAATCCTGACTTGCGCCAATGGCAAATTGACCTCTATTAAGAGGCTTTTGCGAAAGGCACTTGAGAAGGGCACCGCTCCCTGACAATGGGTCCGTCGGGGATTCGGCACTCACAAAGTAGCCCTTAGTTAGGGGGCCGTGAGTGTATTGGTCAAGCTTCTGGAACTGGTATCCCAGAAACGAGACCCTGCCCAACAGTGGAGAGGTCGGAGCTACATTTGGGAAATGTTTCAACAACTTCCCTAAGTAGTTATCCATCCACCTCGCAGTCTGCCACAGCCCAGCCTCATAAGCTAGGTTACGGAAGGCTACAGAGGATATAACTCCACTCGCATGCTGCCGTGATGTCGGAAGTACTTCTCGGACTCGGACAATACTAACGTCCTGGCCGTCGTAGTACATCCGTCCGCAAGACTCTCGGAACCTTCCGGTCCAGAATGACTTGCTGACGTTTACTCGATAACCGAAAGTTTCGAGTTCGTCAACCACGGAAAGCACATAGTCTCTGGGGACAATAAGGTCATCCCCAAAGACGCGCACCTGCTTGCGATAGATATTAATCATATCATCGCGAGAAAGTGGGCTACTCAGCTCCCTTTCAATCCCCATGAAGATCAAGGTCAAAAAGACCATGGCTTCCACAGGAAAGCAGAGAGCCGAACCCATAGAGGCGTACTTGGCAAGACGGATTACTCCGTGTCCAGGTACACGAGCCTTCCTCGACCGAGATGCTTGGACTGCCGCCGACAAAAGCGGATAGTCTGCAAACAGGGCGAGTACATGCTCATTCGAAACACGATCGGAAGCTTCACTCAAATCGAGTGTAGCAAGGTCCCCGCTGAGGGAGCCTCGCTTCGCCATGGTCCTATTAGGGACCTGGTCGTCGAATCCGATCACGCGGGAGAGGAAACTATCCTCTGAGAACGCGTCGAGTAGACTGCGAAGAAGCGCCTGCTGTGCATATTGCATAGCAGTAGGCTCGATCGCAATAATACGAGGTGT